GTTCAAGCGGAGGTCGTCCCCGAGGAAGGCGTCCCACGTGGTCGAATCATCCTCGATTGCGAATCCTACGTTGGGACCAATACCCAACTGCTGTAGCGCCATGAAGACCGTGTTGATATGCGTAACAATATGGACATCGAAGTCCGTCACGTCAGCAGGAATCCCTAGGATCTTCTTAGTGCTTTTGAGAATGCTTTGTTCTACGGCCACGTGGAACACCTCCTTCTGAGCGGCCTAGTACTTGTAGCCGAACTTCTTCATGTGGCTCTTGGTATCAGGACCGACGATACCGTCAGACTTGATGTGAACTCGGTTCTGGAACTCGACAACCCAGGCCTCGGTCTGATCGCCGAAGTCGCCATCAACCGAGATGTTCTGACCACGATGAATACGAACCGAGTGACGGTACGAAGGAAATACATCGTGGAAGAACTGCTGGACGTGTCGGACCTCAGTACCCTTGTCGCCTCGCTTGACGACGTGGACCGCCGGCGGCTTCGGGTTTGACACGGGGTTGGCAACAGGAGTGGTGATGCCAACCTCGCCGAAGTGCCAGTCAGTACCAGTAGCCTCGTCGGCTGCCTGAGTGAAGTCCGAGTTGAAGTGGACGTGGTCAGTGTGCGGGTTGCTGCCCGTGTACTGATGAGTGACAAAACCGTCACGACGGTGCCAGATCCGACGATTGTAGATGATGTATCGGATCCACCACATACCGCCCGAACGAAGAATGCCCAGGATATGCTGAACCAGCATCTCCATCTGAATGCCTGAAGGATCGCGAAGATCCTTGTCAGCATCCCAGGCGCGAACCTCGTCCTTACCGTCGTGATCGCTGAACTCAGGGCGACCCGTCTCGTCAGGATTGTGACTAGACGCTTCCGCCTGATGCGAAGTATCGCCGATCATTCCCTCAGAGCTCTTGTCTCGATTGGGGAAACGAGAGTCGAGCTGGTCACGACCCTCAAGCAGATTCTGCACTGCCTTCCACGCCATCGGGGGTCACCTCCTCGTCGGCCTGCGGCCAGTCGGTCTGCTCCGGGTCGTCCCAAGGGTCCTTGGTTTCGGCGCCGATGCACTGCTCTGGATCCTCGTCGAACGGGTGAGGATCGTTGAATACGTCCGTCATCGTTCTCCTTTCTTTACCACAATCGAGTATCGCCAGCACGTCTTGGGACGAACTCCTTAGGTAGGAGTTTTTCATCTCCGTAGTGAATGGCGTTGTGCGTCCTGAGGGTTACGGTAATCAAAAATTCAGGATCAAGAATGTCTGTATTACCGCTCGTGATGTCGATCTTCGCCATCGGATTCATGTGGTGAATCAACAGATGGCCGTGAATCAGAAACCCTTCTACACCCAGATCACAACCGAGGTCCCTGGAAATGATGTGGTTTCGAATGTTCCGCCACTGCGTCGACTTGTAGAATGCTTGGTTGATCCAACGATCAAAACCGAAAGTAGCCTCGCCCGGTAGCCCCCGAAGATTCAGGTAGGCGAACCGTTCTTCGATTGTGTGTAATCGACGAAGCTCAGTATACGTCCGGATTGTCATAGTCGTCTCCTTGCGGTGCGGAATCAAGTCCAGCATAACCACGCATCGCGTTAAGTGCATCAGCGATGAGGTCAGCGACCTTAGCCTGCTCGCGCAACGCTTCGGTCTTCTGTGCTACTAGACCGTTCTCCAAAGCGAGACGCTCTTGCTCAAGCTTCTCACGGGACGACCCCAGCTTAAGAAAGTGAACTACCTCTTGAGCTGAAGCCGTCCCTTCACGAAGCCGTCTCTCCGCAACGTCAAAAGACAGAGCGATGAGTTGATTCTCTCTCGCCTCGGGAGTTGTCACAGGCCTGAGGCGGGCGGTTGGCGGTTCGTCCGATCCGCCTCTCCGCTTCGGTGGCAATGTACTCAACTCCTTTCGACAGAGAAAAAACGAAGGCGTTGTTTAAGAGAGGATCCCGGCAAGACGGAGCTTCGCCAGGAGCGCGTTGAAGTCGGTCTTGAGGGTGGCGACATCCGGCGCGGTGCTGTCGGCCTGAGCCGCCTGCTTGGTGGGAATCGCGTAGGGAGTCCCGTCCGCCTTGTAGAGAACCAGGGTCGGCAGGTTGGTGGCTCCACCGGCGCGGTTCGCAGTCGCGGGTACCACCTGGTAATGACGGGCATCGGGTGTACTACTGGACACTTTGGCTACACTCCTTAGGCTGTTTTCGGCCGATCCAACTGAGAAAGAACCCTTAAAAACACCCTCCGGGGCTATTTTTAGGGGGGCGGCGATGCGGGAGGGGGGTCTCTTTTGCGAGACCCCTCCCCCCTACCCTTTATTAAATTAAAAGTTTTTCAGACTACAGCAGGAGCCGCTACTTTCCTGTGCATTCCTGAAAGATTCTCAGAAACAATCTCATCGATCGCATCCTCGATCGCTTGACTCTGTTGCGTCTCCGAGAGTTCATCAGAAGTGACAACTACTCGACCTAGTAGCTCGAGTGTGTAGTAACCATGGCTCTCATCAAAGACACGCCACTCATCGAATTGAGTCCAAGGATTGAATGGATTGTCTACTGTTGTTAGCATGTGTTCGTCCATCAATCCTCCTACTCACCAAGACTGTTCTTGAGTGTTGTCAGTGACACTCCCAATTGATCAGCAATCTCAGCTTGAGTGAAGCCTGCTGCAGCCATGCTCAAAGCTCTTTGCTTCTTAGCAGTAGTCATAAGAAGCTTGGACTTGGGCGTAGCTAGTTCTCGAACACGGTCTAGATTAGCATTGCTCAAGATCTTGTCTAGCATAGTAGGACTAATAGCACCTGCCTGGATGGCGTCCCACTCACTGTCACTGATCTCGATACGTTCTTTCCTAGCACCAGTTCTAGTTCGAGCTTCCTCAAGAGCTTGATACTTGATCTTCTTCAATTGAGTCTTGTCCATGTCAGGATTCGCATCCTGCTTCTGGCGGACCCAGGCATTTGCTAGGACCTGGGCTTGTCTTTCGAGGGGTGCGTTCTTGAGAGCAACATTCAGTGCTGCTTTCAGACGGGCGGCTTCTTTAGCATAGGCCTTATTAGCAGACTCAGAATAGGTCAATCCCTTAGTGTTGACCAACTCTTTACGTGCCTGATTAGCAAGAGCCTTTAGTCTGTTGGAATGATCGGCATAAACATGTTCAATGGTGTTACCAGAAGACAGAGTATGAGCGTCGTGGGTTTCCGCCAACTTCTTAGAACGGAATGTACGAACGACTGTCTTACCTGTGACGGGGTCTACATAAGACTCGCCAGTAGGCGTAAAGACTTTCCTACCTGTTTCCTTGTCAATAGGACCCCCTTCTTTAGCAGAGCGGGGGTTTCTACGAGGCACATCAATTCGAGAAGACGCTCTCGAAATTAGTGTAGACGCTCCACCAGAAGGGCCCTTTTCTTTAGGCTGGTACTTCTCCATAAGGGCGGGAATACCATTAGCCTTAGCCGATTCTTTCCAGTTAAGATGATGCTTCTCAGCATCGATGACAACCATTGAATGCCGAACTGCTGCAGCAAGCTCGGGAGGGCTAGCCCCTTGGATTGTCATGTCAGTGATCAGATTGGAAACTAGTCCCATCTGCGTGCCCTTAGCACGACCAGAAGGCTGTTTACCCCCATAATCTACTTTACCAGTCTTGGCATCATAGATTCCACCATCGATGGTGCGCATTCCATCATACGGAGGATATGAGTGTTTAGGATCGAAGTCCTTAAGACCTTCTAGTGTCTTAGCTGTCTTAATTTTTCCCTGATTGTTGGGAATGACTAGTACAGTATCCCCATCAAAGTCAGCACCAGAAAGCTTCTGAGCAACCTTACTGTTGATACCGATTGCATCTGGTGCATTCCCTAGAAGCCGACGCGCTTCAGGATGACGGTTGTTAACCGTCAATTCAGGGATCTCGAATATGCCGCCATGCGGATAGCGAACGAGAACTACTTGCTCACCGTTTCGGAAGTTTGGCGCATAGACTTCCGTCTCCTTCATCGAATTGATCGGAAGGATAACGTGCGAACCCTGTCTTGGTAGAGATGCGGCCTTGAGGTGGACGGCAGCAGAATCTACTGATTCAGAGTACTTATCTAGAAGAAGCTTCCTTACGGACGGGTTGGTAAGAGACATGATCTCGTCGAGCTCGTTCTTACGACGCTCATAAGTCATGTCTAGTTGGTCTTTAGCGAGTTTAGGACTTTGCTTAGACAAGAACTGAGTCGAAAGACTCTTCTGCCAGCTTCCCCAATCGCCTTCCTCGTTGACGAGATTCATCGCCGAGGTGACCTTCTTAAGCTTACCTGTTTCGTCTTTGTCGCCAATCTGACGAATGACGGCGCCGAAGGGGTTATCGGGATCGTCTTTAAGCTTCTTCATGGCGTCAAGCTTATTGCCTGTGTCGCTCTTGTTCGTGTTGAACATGAGGTCTACGCCAGCAGGAAGATCTTCCTTGTACATGGCCATGCCTTTTAGGTAGTGCGTGCCGTCCACAGCAACACGAACCTGAGCATAGCGTGCGCCACCAAGTGAAATATCGTCTACGCCTGGTCGAACGTAGATAACGCCGTCTGCCTTGTCGCCACCCTCTTCTGCGTACTTTACTGCAATACGCTTAGAAGAGACGTTGAGAGGAGGCTGAATCCCATAGAAGGTACGACCACCATCTTCGGAATAGTCAGTAATCTGCTTAACTAGACCACGATTCTGATAAACCTCGGAATATGGCATGTTAGGCTTAGCTAGAACGACCATAGTAGTCTGCAAACCCGTACCCAGCTGAGGAACCTTGATGTAGTGCCTCGTATAGCCCTCTTCAACCAGCATGGAAATGGCTGTGTTAAGCTTTGTACGAGCGATACCAAGGTGATTCTCGACGCCAGTACCTACATCAATATAACTCTTATCTTCAATCTGCTGCTTTAGCATAGCAGCAGTACTTTGAAGAACGTCGGCTTTGTCTTTAGCTCCTGGGGCCAGGAGTTGACGCACTGACGATTCGTTGAGGCCCATACGCTTGCCGATAGCCACGTTGGACATGCCCTTGTCCTGAAGACGCTGGGCCATAGCAATATCGGCTTGCTTAACCGCGTTTCGTGCAATGGAATTAGCAGCACGAAGATCCGTAGTGTTAAACGGATGTTCCGGACTGCTGAAGGCCTTTGCAATATCGGTATCGCTGATTCCCTGCTTGCGTAGAGATTCAACCATACCTAGAAAGTCACGACTACGGCTTTCAACGTTTCCGCCAGAACCCCAAGGATATCGACCTGAACGACGGAGGATGCCGAAGTGCATCAGAGCATTATCGTCGTTTTCTCTTATGATCATACGGCCTCCTTCCTGAACTTGTCGATCATCCTACTGAAGGTGTGGATCTTTTCCATAATATGGTAGATCTCGTCAGGATCTGGGTTGAGTGTGGACACTTCGTCGTTCTGGTAAATACGAAGCTCCATACCGATGTTGAACGGCTTGAAGGCGTATTCGAGACAGAACAGACCTGCATAGATCTTGAGCTGTGTAAACGACGCCTCAGTTATACCAGTCTTGAGATCGTGG